TCCGTAACGGCCATGACGATCGCCATAGATAGCCAGCCAACCGACAGGGTGGACACGGCTTGGTGATATGGCTCAAAGGCCGCGCAACCGGCCGCGGCAACGGCGCACATTAAATTCAGAAACACTTGTACGCGCCGGCAGGCCCTGTTGACCGCCTCGATATCTCGCTCGTGAAGCAACTGAAGCCTCTCAAGCTCATCCATCTAGGCCACCTTCCGCTTCTTGACCTCGGCAACCTCGCCGGACAGGCCGTTAAGCTGGTTCTGCAGGGCCGCGAGCTGGTCCTTGAGGGCCTGGTTCTCGGCTGCGATCTTGTTGGCCGCCGCCGCGTCCTTCGCCTGCGCAGCGTGGGTAATCGCCATAGTGCGCAGATCGCGGCCTCGCTGCCCCAGAGGATGCAGGATCGAGTCATTCGCGTTAGCCAATGCCTCCACGGTGCGTATTTCCATGACGCGAAGCGTAAACACTTCGCCGCGAGAAATCGGCGGCCATTTGTCGAGCGGTTGACCCTCCATCGGGGTCTTAATGCCCTGCTGGAAGCGCCGGTAAGCCTCGGGGAAGCGGCGGCGGTCATCGTCAGTGGCGGGCTGGAAGTGGAAGCTCAGCTTGTCGCCTGTGTGGATGGCGCAATACTCGCGGTCAACAAAGAACGGATGCCCCGCCTCTGCCGACTTCGCAGGGTCTTCCTGCGGGTAGAGACCGAAAGCCACCTGAACCATGGGCTCGTTGGGGCGGTCGAGAATAGCGGTCGCGTCACGCTCAAGGATCGGCACGAAGTCATCGGGAAACATTCAGGTTTTCTCCTGTTGATGGGAGGCTGTGAACTCACGCCATGTGATCTCGAGATTTTCGAGCGTATCCGGCTTCCACACAATGCGCTGATCCGGGCGTGACCACGGGAACTGCTCATAGGCGTTGATGCCCACGTGCTTAGGCCACCATGCCTCATCGCCCACGCACCAGCCCTCGATGAGGGGCTTGAACTTGAGCCACGGGCGCCGGCCGAAGATGGCCAGCTCCACAGGTCCGTTGCTCACGAATAGGTTGACCCGTGCGCAGTCATACAGGGCTGCGCGGAACAGCACGTCCACCGATGCGCGCGGGCAGGTTTCGAAGCCATCCAGGGGCTCGCCCGCCTTCTCAGTGTCGCGCACGAAGATCACGCGATGGCCTTCTGCCATGCGGCGACGCGCGAACTCCGTCCAGGCCGGGATATCGCTGTTGCGGTAATCCCAATGTGCAGCCTCGCGCAAGGTGATCGTGATCGGGGCCGGTCCATGTCGCAGCAATTGGCGTGCATCGTCCAGCGATCCCTCATCGGGCACCAGGACGGGAACGCGACACCCACCGCGCGCAAGCTGCGACACGCGCTTGAACGTGTATTCGTGCTGCTCGCCTGTGTAGGCCAGCGGGTCCTCTACCGCGCCCACGAGGCGCAGAAGCGGCTGCATCACGTTGGCCTTGAACGCGGCGCGCTGCTCGGGCGACCAGGGCAGATCATCATCGCGAAAGCCGTTGTTCGGACCCGGCTTGAAGGCTACGCGGAGCGGAGCCGGTGCGCCACGCATGCGGCGCTCCATCTCAGCTCGCACCAACCATGTGCAGAAATCCCAGCTCGCCGGGGCACTGGTCAGGTCATAGCACGCGGCGCTCGGATGCGGCGTTCGCACCATCTCATGGTGGATGTGCTGCAGGAGCCCATCTCCGTGCACGTAGAACACGCAGCCGTATTCTTCGGCGTAGGTGTGGGCCAGCTTTTTGTAGTCGTCCGCCTGATGGATCATCCACACGGCAGACTTGAACTTGCGGCCCCCCAATTCGACCATCTGCCAGGGCTCAGCGTCGTTCGCCGGCTGGGCGTAGGCGTGGTTGGCGTCGCCCTGGTAGCTGCTGTCGTAGCCGTACAGGTGGAATGTCTTAAACCCGAGATGGGCGAGAACGGTTATGCCCATGAGCCCAACCGTGGTGCCGGGCTGGCCGATCGGATCAGTCGGGCGATCCCCAACGATCTCCTCCCAGCCCTTGATAGCCGGCACCCACACCATGCATGGACGCTTGCCCACCTTGTCGAAGGTTGCAGCATCACACTGCGCAGAGATCAGATAGTGCGTCCCCGGCGCGCGCCGCTCGATGAACTCCGCATTGAACTCGCGGGCGTCAAGCAGAACGTGATACGTCGGGTTGATGCCATGCTTGCGCAGCCACTTGGCTGTGCCGTTCATGGCCACGATGGAGTGGCCACACTCGGCATGGATACGCAGCTTGTCCAGCTCGCCCGCCAGCGAGGGGCCGCCGCCGACCATGACGGCAACGCCCTCGTGAGCCTGGCAAGCCTGTAGAAGGGGAAGCCCCCGAGCAATCGCACCACGCATGTTCTCGTGAATACGATCGTCGGGGGTATTGCAGGCAATTGGAATGTAGGCCCGATGGTCCGAAGCCTGCATTTCCAGTTGCAGCATGTTAGACCACGCGACCCTGAATGAACGGGCGCGAAATCTGACACACAACCGTGCTGGTCGTGGCGGTCACGGAAGCAGTATTGAGGCTACGAACCCCCAGCAACTGCTTGCCAGACGCCGTGGTGGACATTGCGCGACCCGTAGTGGCCGACTGATACAGGGACACGTTCGGGGACACGGCAACAGCCGTCTTCTTGATCGGCACAGCGCCCTCAACCAGCACCCAGCCGTACTTGCTCGGCGTGGCGGCAGCCAGCGCAACACCGAACGGGCGGCCGGTGTTGGCCGTGTTCGGGGTAAGCGCAGTCGTGCCGTTCAACTGATCGTAGTGCACCATCTGGTTCGCCGTGCACGTTACGCTGTGCTTGACGAAACGGGCGCGACCGGCACCGTAGGTCGGGTCAGTGACCTCAACCTCGGTGCCGAGCGCCATACCCAGCTTCGCCAGAGCCGACAGAGCCGCCGTAGAGGCGACGCTGGCAACGCTGTTCGGGCTGATCGGTACGGCGCGGGGAGCGTTGACAGTCCAAGCCATGATGGACCTCCCTTAGTTGGAGCTCGTCAGGATGCCCTGACGCGCGAGGTTGGAGGCGGCGAAGTTGCCCATAACACCGAAATACTTGATGATCGCATCCTGGTTGACCGGGATGCGTTCGCCACCGAGAGGCTGGAAGTCCAGGTCAGTGTGCGTCACAAAGTAGATGTAGTCGGTATTGAGCGCGTACATGGTCTTGGACGGGCAGTAGCCGTTGTCCAGAACCACGTCCGCATTGGTGCCGCCTGCGTAGTACTTCAGGTTAATGAAGCCTGCGCCGGCCATCTCCGTGTTGGTGATCTGCTGGAGACCCTGCATGCTCTCGGTGTAGCGCGAGTAGCCTACGGTATCCGTGACGTACAGATCGGGCTTGTCCTTGCCACGAGCGCACGCGAACGTCAGCGTGTTCATGGCCTGGATCATCGGCGAGGGGTTTGCGCCGGAAGAACCAGCAAGGTTCTGGGCGGTCGCCATCGCTACTGTGCCGGTCTGGTTGCGCCAGAACGTGTTGCCGGTGCCGCCGCGGTCGATACCGCCCACCACGCCCGATGACGGCGAGGCCACCACCATCAGACCAAGACCGTGCATCTGCTTTCCACCGAAGGACGTTCCATTCGAGTAGGAAGCCTGCGCAATCAGGTCAACCAGGGAGTCTTCCGTGTTCTTGATGCGAGAGGCGACGGCCTCAATAACCTGGCTGTCGCCAGAGTTTTTTCGACGCTCCTCACCCGTCCAGCCACACGGCATGTAGGCGTTGCGCCACTGATATTCGGCCGCCGTCAGGTGGTCGAATATCGTGGTGCTGAGCGTGTCGGAACCGGAGAAGAACCCACCATTCGGGTTCAGACCGATTTCCAACGGCTGGACGATGGTGCGGCCACCGTCCACCTTCTTGTTCTTGCCCTTGCGGCGAAGCCGGTCGAGCAGAGCGGTACTCACGGTCGCGTTGTCGGCCACCTTGCCCATGCGCTTGCGCAGGGTCGTAGTGACCAACAGATCAAAGTCGGGGTTACCCGCCATTGTTCTGTTCCTTCAGATTAAGCGCGGCCTCGGATTTCTTCCAGGGCGGCGCGTGCGTCTGCGTAAGGATCGTCCACTTCGCCGGGCTTCCTGGGTGCCTGAACCCTGGTTTCCGGTGCGGGCGATCCGCTCACGGATCGGGACGCCTTCGCGGCGGCTGCCGCTACGGCTCGATCCTTGGCCGCTTGGTCCTCGGTTGTCTTGGTCATGCGCTGGTTGATCAGCGCTTCCCGCACGTCCGGGTTCTGCCAGCAGGCCAGGTCGTAGGCTTTCTGCAGGTCCGCCTTGTGGTCGCCCGTGAGCGGTACGATGCCAGTTTCGAGCAGACGTTTGATGTCTGCCTCAACGTTGGCGAAATACCTGTTCGCTGGGTCGGCACGGAAGGCTGCACCCGCTTGCGCGGCAGTCTGGGCAGCGCGTTCTTGATCCGCCTGCTCCTGCCGTGAAAGCTTCGACTGCAACTCGTTCACTTGCTGCAGCAGCGGTGTCAGCACGGGGGCCAACATGCTGTGCATCTCCGGGGGCAGGCCGTTGCCGTTCTGATGGGCTCCGTTCTGCGCCGGCTGTGCGGGGTCCGTGCCGTTTTGATGGCCCGGAGCCGCAAATCCTGTGTAGCCAAGCCCGTGCGCCACGCGCGCGAAATGCTGGGCTGCCTGTTCCTTTGACCAGCCCATGGTCTGCGCGAGCTGTACGAGCCCGTTTTGCGGGTCGCGCGTCAGCGCAGTTTCCATGCCGGTGTAGTTCTTGAGCGCCGTGTCGAGCGTGAGGCCCGAGCGCTGCGCCATCTCCACATAGGGGTCGAGACCGCGATAGTTCTGCAGCTTGGCGAAGCCCTGATTGACCTCAGCCTCGCGCTTTACGATGTCCGCCCGGATGTGCTCGGGCAGCTTGTCCCATTCGGTCTTGGACTTGACGGACCAGCCAGGCGGGGGAAGCCCTACCTGGGGAGCGCCTTCCGGCCCTTTAACTTCCGTGGCGCCGGCCACCGGAGCTTTATCCGGTTGCTTGGAGGCATCGGCGGACGGTTCTTTGGCTTGCGCTTGCGGCTCGGGCTCGCCTTCCTTTTTGGCGAACTTGCCGTCCTTTTGGTGGACGCGGCCCTTGCTATCGACTTTGAGGTCGCCGTCCTTATCCCCAGCAGGGTCAGCAGCCACCGGATCAGGTTTCGCAACGGCATCGGCTGGCGGATCATTCGGTTTCTCGGCTAGCGTTTCGGCCTGCACCGCACCGGCTTTGATTTCTTCCATCGCGGCGCGTGCATCGGCATAGGGGTCGTCAACAATCTTCAGGTCATCGGGTGGCATGTGGTTCCTTGGGGCGTTTGATTGCCTTGGGGCTAACGACTATTCAATTCCTGCAGCGAGCGCTTGATGTCGCCCACGATCTCAGCCTTCGACGGCCCTTCGTAGCGCTTGCCGACGTAGCTCTCTGGCCGCATGCCTGCCACGATCTCGCAACCGGCGCGCCTCACGGCCTTCTCATACGAGCGCATGCATGTGTAGCGCTGGCCGTCCACGGGGTTCTGGACGTAATCAAGCCCGAGCACGCCGAGATGTGGGCCGGCTGCGCGCGGGGTGGCTGTGCCCTTTGGCCTGCGCTCTCCGGTGCGGTGATCCCAGACCCAGGAGCCGAACTCTGGGCGCTTGACGGTCGGGAGCTTCGCGCGCTTGGCTTTGGAGGTACGGGCGCGGCGAGCGTTTAGCTCCTCGCGAGTGACCCACTTGCTTATGGTGTCGTCCCAGACCCACCTACCGCGCATAGTGGCCATGTATCCAGGTGTGTGCGTACTCGCGGTTGGCCTCGTTGAATTCACGCTCAGCCTTGATCATCTCTGTTTGCGCGTCAGCGAACTTATCGCGGGCCTGCGCAAGTCGCGTGCGCGCCGCACTGAGCCGCTTCCGCTTGGCCTCATCGGCTGCCATTCTTCCCCGCTCCGTTCGTCTTTGCTGCCTTCGCCTTAGCCTTCGCGGCAATGGCGCTCTGCTCAATGCTGGCGTCGGCCTTCATCTGCGTGGTCTGGATGTTGGCCTCGGCCGTCTGCCGCTTGATCGCCGCGTCAAGCGTGGCGTTCATCCGGGCAATCTCGGCCTCCTGCGCAGCCTCGGCCGCGTTAATCTCCATTTCCTGCTTCAGCTTGGCGCCCTCAATCTGCGCTTCCTGCGCAAGCTCCTGCTGGGCTATCTGGCCCTCCTGCTGCAGCTTGGCCTGGTCGGCGGCGGCCTTGGCCTTCACCGCTTCCATCTTCGGATCAGGCGGCGGCTCCTTCGGCTGCATCATCTTCTGCGCCCAGGCGTCCATGGTGCGCTCAATCACGTCTTCCATCTGGCGGCCGACGCGGAAGCCGCGGGACATGAATTTCAGACCCTCGGCAAAGATCGGAGCGAGGTCAGGCGCGGCGGGCAGCGTCTCGGCGGCGGACTTCATCATGCCGCCCAGGACTTCACCGAACTCAACGCGGCGCTGCTTCTCCAGGTCTTCATCCGGCTGAATGGTGCTGTCGGTCTCGATGTCGATGCGGAAACCGCGCATGCGGTCATCACGCAGGAGTTGCATAACCTTGTCGTCAAAGGTCAGGCTGGTGGACATCTCGGGCATCTGCTGCTGTGGCTGCATGCCGGGCTGCTGGGGCATACCCTGCTGCGGCATCCCGGGCATCATCGCGGGGGCGATCTGCTGGGGCGCCGGCACGTACTTCATGCCGGTCATATCGGCCAGCGTTTGCGGCTGGAATTGCTTGGCGGCGATCTCGGCGCACAGGCTGGCCACGTCCTTCGTAAAGCGGGCCATCTCGTCTTTGGTGGTGCGCACGCGGCGAGTGCCGGTCTGCGCCTTGATCTGCTGTGCGGTGGCCGTCTCGTTGGGGTCGGTGTCACCACGAGAAATGTCGCTAATGCCGGTGATCTGGTAGATGTCCTGGATGAGCTGCTGGCGTGTCTCGACGGCCGCCTGAAGGGTCTGGATGACGATATCCAGCGGCACCCAATCAATCAGCTTGGATGCGCCGCCCTTCTCAGTGAAGCCTGCCCAGCTTTCGATGGGGATCAGGATTGATCCGGCTTCCGTGATGCGGCTCTGCAGAACCTCGATCATGGTCTTGACGCCGGCAGCGCCCTCCGTAGAGGGGCCTGCGGGCACGAAGCCCTTGAGCACCAGCCAATCGGTCAGGCCGGCGATGCGGGCCGTCAGGTCATCGATCTCGTTCGCCTGATCCTTGTAGTAGTCGTAGTCAGGCGTCGGAACGAGAGACTTGCTGGTCTTGCTGGCATAGAACGGCTTGGGGCACGGGAAGAAATTCACGAAGCGGAATGGCGGCTCGCCGATCGCAAGCAGCGCACCAGGCTCCTTGCTGTCCTTCGCTACCCAGCCGACCTTATCGCGCTTCTTGTCCCAGAACTCGAAGATGACAGCCTTGTCGGCTTCCTGGGTCGCATCCTTGTCGCCCGGATCGCGAGCGTTGTAGACGAGCTTGTCGGCCTTCTCAGCGCCCCACGTGTCCGTGGCTTCTTGGCGATCCTTGTATACGCGCCGCCAGACCAGCCACACGTCGCGCCAGATGCGCGCAGTGTTGTGGCCGAAGTCCGAATAGTGGACGTAATCGACGCAGAATTTCTCGCCCTTCAGCTTCTCGGGCGTGGGCGCCTTGGTCTTCTCATCCGGTGCACCGTACTCAATGTCCGCCTCGTAACGCGCCCAAGCCTGACCGCGGCCAGGGATCAGGCGATCGTCGCGAACCTGCTCGAATACCTCGTGTGCATCGTACAGCTCGAAGCCGCAATTGGTCGTGCGCTCCAGCATCTCGGATGCCGTGCGACCCGTGGGGTCTGGGTCTTTGTAACGACGCGAGCAGTTGACCACCGGGAGCTTGACGTAGATCGCCGGCTTCAGCGTCTCGACGTTGCTCCACAGCATGGCGAACGCGCGCTTGGTGGTGTTCTCGGCCCGGTCCTCGTTCAGGTAAATCTTGACGAGCTTATCGGCCTTGCGTAGCCAGGGCTCAAACGCCTTGTTGTAGCGGGATAGCTCACGCTCCCACGATGCCTTGATCTGGGCGTCCGTTTCCTTGCCCTTGACGGGCGCTGGGTCGGTATCCGGCTGTGTGTCGGCGGGCTCTGCCACTAGTAGCGTGATCCCTTGGGTTTCAGGCTGAGCTTCATCAGCTCGGCGCCTGTGATATTCTCTATGCCGCGCATGGGCTCGATCCTCTTGACCACGGGCTGGGCGATCTCACGCCATGCCGTGCATAGGTAGCGGAAGGCGTCGGCCGCGTGGTTCGTCCAATCCTTGCGCGGATGGTCTTTGAACGCGGCGGTCTTCTCATCGAACTCGGCGCGGTACTGGCGAAGCGCCTCCAGGCCGGCTGCGCACTTGTTGCGGTCGAAGTAGCAGCGCGCCATGGTGAGCCTGGCTGCGTTGATGCCATCCTCCACACCCAGGTCTGGCACGAGCTCCGGGTTGCGTCTGAGGGCAACCATGGTCTCTATGCGCGTGCGGCCCGTGCCAATCTCTGTTGCGCGGGCATCGTGCGGCACCCAATCCGTCTTGATCGGGTAGGGCCGGTCGTTCAGTTCCCGGACCACCTGGGGTATGCCGTCCGAATGCGCGCCCTCGTGGAAATCGATCACGTGGATTTCAGGGCCGACGATCTGGAATAGCCAGACCGCCATGTTCACGCCCTTGCCCAAATCCCACACTGAATAAACGGGCACGTGCGGGTCGTAGGGCACATCACGGATGCGGCCGGCGCGCTCGGCCTCGGCGATCTCCTTACCGAAGTAGGCGCCCAGGATCGCCGCGTCGAAGCTGCACTCGAATTCCTGGGCATACTGCTCGGGCGTCATGTCCTTCGCAGCAGCCTCAAGCTCGCCGGCCGGCAGGATGCCCGTCTCGGATGCCCTCAACATGAGGGGCATCCACTCTGGGCTGCCCTGCGCGCCCTCCCAGACCTTGTGGAATGCGTTGCGCCCCTTGGGCGTGCCGATGAATGTGCTCCAGCCCTGACGATCGGTCAGCATTGGCCGGATGACTTCACCCCACACGCTGGGACGCATGTCGGCGTACTCGTCAAGCACCACGCCATCCAGATATGCGCCCCTCAGTCTGTCGGGATTGTCGGCGCCATGGATGCGGATGCGAGCACCCGTAATCAGTTCAACCCAAAGCTCGCTCTCGTTCTTGTCGGCCGTGAGGGGCAGGGCGTACCGCTTGAGGTATTCCCAGGCGACTTCCTTGGCCTGCGACAGGAACGGGGCAACGTAGGCATACCGTCCGTGCTCATACGGACACAGCGCTGCCCTTCGGATCAAATCGTTAATGCAGGCGACTGTCTTGCCCGCTCGCCTGTGAGCCACCATGACGGCCCAGCGGGTCTGCCGCTGGTGTAGCGGCATGAACTGCTTGCGCGGGGCGTACTGGATGACTATGCGGCGGGCGCCAGCCACTCAATGCTCAGCTTGACCGGGCCACCGCCATCGCCCGTTATGGCCTGGGGGGACTTGCCATAGGCGCGGTCCAGAATTTCCTTGCACGCGGCAACCCTGGCCTGCTCGCTCTTGGCCTTCTTGGCCAGGCGAAACAGCTCATCGATGGCGTCGCCGCCATACTGGCTCGCAAGCGCGCGCACATCCTTGGTTGCCTTGTTCGGGCTGCCTTTCGGCCGACCCGGACCAGCTCGCCCGCGCTTTTTTTCGGTTAATTTAACCGCGGGGGTTGCGTCTTCCGGGCGTCCGCTTTTGATCGCGTCCACCATTGTCTCTCTCGTTGTATAGGTCGAGCGCCTTGGCAATCACCCTGCCGGCATTCTCGGCTATCTCACCCTTGCCTACGCACTCGATGAATGCACGTACGCCACCCTTGTAGAAGAATGCGGATACGCCGATCTGGCGTTGCTGGTCGTAGTGCGCGACGACGTAGGCGCCCGGTGTTGGCTGGCCGTCGATGTTGGCCGTTTTCACCACATTCAGCGGTGGGCTGAACTGAGCCGCGAATTTGCGGGCCGCCTGTTCGTTCTTGGTCATGGCGCATCCAACTCCTTACTGATGCGCTCAATCAGATCGTTGTAGCCACTAGACGCCCGGTACTCTGGCGTTAGCAGGATGCGAGCCATCCGCTGAAGGTGCTCGCGGGAGTCGCGCAGCATTTCCAACAACCGCGCGATACGCTCATCATGGTCGGTCATCGTGGCACCCGCAGCTTGAAGCGCATGCGGCGCACCAATTCTGCCTGACGGTTGCGTAGGCACTTATTAAGTGAAATAACCGCGACTGAGCTTGGCTCATCGCGCTTTGCTGCCCCGCGCCTCACCCCATGAGGGGTCGCGTCGGATCGGGCTTGCGATACCCTATACCCGTTGGGGGTAATCATGTCAATCCCCATCCTTTGGCATCGACTCGTGCATGAACACGCGCAGCGAAAATGCGTCGTGGTGATTGTTCGGTCGCACCCATGACATTGTGCCTAATGCTGGAGTGACGACACACCACGTGCAGCCCTCTGGCTTGTGGCCGCTCATGACGGCCTTCCGTGCATCCTCTTTCGTTGCATATAGGCCGATCGCAACGGGCTTCTGGTCCACGTCACTCAGACCGAGCAGGATTATGGGGTCGCTCACTCAGACTCTCCGTTGACCCAATAGGCTTCAAACATGCGCCGACCATCCTTGCCGGGCGCGCCGCGCACGAGCTGACCAACGGCTACCGAACCCGTCCAATTCTCATCGAGCACAATTGTTGCAGTCGAACCGAGTTGCGTCTGCTGCCCATGCACCCACACAGCGCGCACGCGCCAGCCTTGCAATTCTCGGGCGTCAACGAAGCTGAACGCTATCATCAAATTCTCCTGGTCAATAGCGAGATGCCAGCCGCATGTTTCGTTCCGAAACCAACTCCAGCGCGTCCAGTGGCAGCTTCAGCGGCGTGCCCTTCCCGAATATGCTAACGGACATCTCCGCATGCTTCTTGCGGATGACGAGAACTTCAGCCTTGAACCCGCGGAACGCCCCGACCATGACCTCCACATAGCTGCCCTTCTTGATCCCGCGATACTCTGGCTCTGCCGGCGCAGCCTTCGCGAGCCGCTTGATCTGGTCCCTTGGGATGACCGCAGGATAGCCGTCGCTGAGCCTCAGAACGTCGTACACGCCTGGTTTGTCCAGGGCGGCCCCCAGATCGCTCTTGGCTGGCAGGAAGACGTACCCTGGCATGAGCGCCCGCCTGACCTCCACCATGCGTCTGTCGCGCCTGTGGACGCGGCGGAGGAAGGTCTGGGTGGGGACATAGGCTTTTCGGCCTGGCTGACGCAGGGCGCGCTGGCAGGCTTCCTCACGACCGGATATGACTTGCAGGGCGTACCAGCTCACCGTCTTCCCTCTCCTGTGAATTCGGAAATGTCCGTCTGCCGCATGCGGTCGGCCTTGGCGAACTGCGGGGCAACAAGGGCCGGGCCGACATTCGGCAGGGTTGCGATGAACTCCAGCAGTCGCTTCTTACTGGTGCCGGATGGCAGCCGCATCGGGGCAAGCCGCTTGCCCATCACGCCGTCCGGCATGATTTGCAGCTCGCAGCCGGACCACCAGTACCGGCCGCGCGAAAAACCGCGCTCCGCCATGGCGTCGGCGATCAATTGCCTGATAGCTTCGCGCTTCATCACTGCCCCCTATCGATCGGCTCACGGACGGCCACCAAGTGCAGACCACCACCCTTGGGCATGACCTTCCCGGTCTTCAGCCAATGGATGTATAGGTCCATATCCGCGATGGTCTCGCGAGCGGAGATGTCCGGCGCGGCGATCTGGCCGAATACACGCTCGCGGAGAATGCGGTCTGATGACTTCCGCTTGCGTGGGGAGGGCTTGGAGCGGCGGGGCATGGGCTAGGCCTCATGTCTACGTTTTTGCGTTTTGACGACACGTTTTCTGGATGTGCGCTCGGGAACGACATATTCGCCGCGAAGCGCCTGCAGAACCCTCACGCCCTGATCCACATCCGCGAAGGCCAGCACCTTGCCTGGCCCCTCGCACTCCGGATTGAAGATCGTCAGGATACCGCAACCGTGCCTGTCGTCCGGATACCCCAGGCGGCGGGCGTGCGGATCATGCCTCTTGTAGCCACGAGTCCGGATTGACAGAGGAGCCTTGCCGGACTCCGGCATTTCGAATTGTTGTATACCCCACGTGTGTTTGTGTCCGCACACGTACAAATCAGCGCCGTCGCCTAGCATCCTGGGCGCGCGCGACGGGCCATGGTTCACATTCCACATGCTATGGCCGGGGAAGTCGTGCGCAGCGTGCACCCTGACCTTGCGGCCGGACGGCCAGACCATCTCGAATTTGGCCGACCAATCGAACATGGGCACCCGGTTGTGGATGTCCATCAGCCGCAGGACTTCCGAGCCGTCGTTCCACTCGTCGTGATTTCCAAAAAGCCAAACTAGCCAGGTTATGCCGGCCTCCGACAGGAACCACTTGGCGAGCTGGCGCTCTGTGCGCCGGCTGATGTCCTGCTCGGCGGCTATCCTCATGAGGCTGCCGACCCAATTGTCGGACACGTCCCCGATGTTCGCGCCGTACAGGCCGGGCACCGTGGCGCAGTAGGTCACGTCGCGGCGAAGGCGGGTGATATCACAGAGCACGCCGATGTGCGGGTCTCCGAACCACAACACGCCAATCGGCTTGGGGTCGTTGATCTGGACCCGAAACCAGCGCTCGGCCTGCATGCGCTTGTCGCGGCGGCGGCTGTCGCGCTCCAGGCGGTTCAGGATGTCTTCGGTGTCTGGGTGCTTGCGAGGGAAACGGGGCAGCTCGATCAGAGGCTTTTCGGCGCGCGCGCCGGCATCCCGCATGCCAACCGAGCCAGAACCCTCGCGCTCTTTCTGCAGCTCCCAAACGAACTTGTTGTATGGCATATTCAGCGCGCGTGCCGCCTTGCGCTGCCCGCCGTACTCGCCTATCGCCGCTTCGAATTTCATTTCATTCCCGCCTCTGTTGCGGCTGCCTTACTCGGATACCCGTTTGTGGAGATTGCTAGTCCCATGCGACCACCTTGAGGGATGAGCGGCGAGTGGCCGCCCGAAGCTCGGCCTCCAGATGCTTGATGCGATCCTGATCGGCCTGCGACGTTGCCCCGAAGTCGTGTGCGCAGTTCGGACAAATCACGTGGTCAGCCGGGCATTCCTTCGGGGCCGCATCTGACTGCTCGCGCCACCTAGACCACTGCTTCCGTCCGGGCGCGGGCATCTCATGGCGTGCTAGGTGCTCGCCAACCACCAAGCAGCCCCCATACCCGAGCCACGACTTTACGCGATCCAGCCGGCTTGAGATGGTCGCTGGCGTGATGCGCTCGTGGAACAGGGGCGGCCGGTCGCGAAGCTCGACGAGCCGGCGCGTGACGCGGACAATCGTGTGGGTGTCGAGCCTCACAGGATCGACCTCCACGCATCGTTGTCCGGCGTTTCCTTCACCACCCGCTTGATCCGGCGTTCCTCGGCCTGCTGCAGGCGGGCAAGGGCTTCCTCTGCTCGTGCGCAGCGCTGCTCGGATAGGCGGCGGCGCTGGCGTTCCCAGGTGAGCTGCTGGCGGAGCTGGTCTTTGGTCTCGCGGGTCATGCTGCCTTCCTTTCCGCCTTGCGCAGCTCGCCGAGAAGGCGGTTGCGGAAGGACTCGATTTCCTCCAGGGCCTGAGACACGCTCATGCCTCCCCAATGGCCATGGCAGTCCTCGATCAGCTTGGCGATCGTGTCTGCGGCTTCGATCTGGGCGCGGAGTTGTTCGGGGGTCATGCGTTCACCCACATGGCTGATCCTGCGATAGAGAGGAGGAGGTTGCGGAATTCGATCGGGGTGGCTGCGCGCTGGTTCTTGGACAAGCGCTGACACACGCCGGTCTTGATCAGGCGCCTGCGCTGCTCGATGGTCAGGGATGGATCATCTGCGCCGGGAACGCGCTTCACGCAGGCATCCCAACGCAGCTCGGGAAGAACCACGCGGTTCACGTACAGCCAGGTTAGCTTGCGGGCGCGGTGGCCGTAGTTGCCTTGAGCAACGCAACACGTCCAGCCGCCGCGATCATCGGCCGGCACCCAGCCACCCTTGCGTGGCGGTTTGCGTAGGCCGTAGATGCGCCAGGCGTGGCTGCCCTCGGGATGTTCGATGACGCCGCCGTACTTGCGAACCGAGGCGAGCGCCGCTTCGAAGCAGCCATCGTCCTGGCCGAGCAGTGGGCCGGCGTACCTTCCGAAGCGCTCACACGGCGGGTGTGCAACGATCGGCCACGGGCCTGCGTACTTGCGGGCATCACGGGATTCCGGCCAGGCGTCGATCCTGGGATGGCCGACGTATGCGCCCTTGGGCATTACGAACAGGGCTGCGATCTGGAAAGGGGCGGTCATTGGACCCCCACTGGCTTGAACTTGCCTTCGCGGCCCCGCTCACACATCCGGTCAAGCCGGTCCTCTAGGCGATCGACCACCGCGCATATGCGATCGGCCGTTTCCGCGTTGCCCGCATCGATTTGCTTTGCGAGGGCTGACTGAAGGCGGGCGATGACGCCCTCGATCCGGCCGACCTCTCGGAAGAACGCGCTTTCCTGCGGCATCTTGGGCATCGGCCCGCCGAACTCGGTCGCGTACTGCCAGAGGAAGAAAAACCGGGTCTGCTCGATGTCGCGGGGCTCTGGCTTCACGAGGTCGAGCATCTTGGCCGCGAACACCTGGGCCTGCGCCTCATGGTCAACGGGCGCAGCAGGCACCCTCACTCGAATAGCCTCTTTCTTCAAATGCGCGGAACGCGCCTTGGATATATTCTTTAGAGACGCCAAATTGGCGTCTGGATTGGACTGTGTGGCGTCTGGTTGGCCACCACACGCCGTTGTGGCGTCTGGCGCGTCAATTCCGCCTTCGTCGGCGCTGATATCGCTGACCAAAACCATGTTCGGCGGAAACTTCGGGTGAAACTTAGTGTAGGCACCGAGAGTGCCGTTCGATAGTCGCGGGCGCGTGGCTGTCAGAAGCTTCGCCTTCCGAGCGGCTGCCAGATGACGGCTGATTGAGCGCGGACTCATGCCCGTGTCGCTCACCAGCTTGTCGATCGAGGGCCATGCGCCCTTGCCCGCATCACTCAGGTAGTTTGCGATTGCCCAGCACAGAGCCTTGGTGAGCGTCGGAACCTTCGCCTTCGCGACCGCCTGACGCCAAGACCAAACGGGTATCTTCGCGCTCACGCGACCTCCGACAGAGAGGGGAGGCCAAGGCGGCGGCGCCAGCGCACGCGGACATTGTAGAGCCAGCCAGCGCGCTGAATGTCGCGCTCTTTCTGGGCGTCGAGCAAATCTTCAGCCACGCAATTCAGCGAGCAGTAGTGCTCGTAGCGGCCACCGCCGATAGGCCTCGGTGCGATGCTTTCGCCACACCACGTGCAATGATGCGCGCCGTACTTATCACGCATGCGCAGGGCTCCAAATAACATAGGGTTGCATGCGCAGTCACCCACGGTGACTCAACAAATCGCCGCAACCGCTTGACAATATCGGGGATTTCGCACCGGAAAGCAATCATAAACTCACCGTGGGTGAGTTATTTTTCTTGACCAGCCATGCAACTCCGCATACGGTGCGTCAGGCCTAGGACTAAAGACTAGGGCTATTGGCGAGACCTATTGGCGAGAGGTAGGCCCGAGGACTATGGGCAAGCTGGACGGCAAGCTGTCTTTTGAGGACGTGCGGCGCATATTCAACTATGACCAGCGGACCGGCGAACTCCGCTGGAAAATTCGCATGGGTTGCCGGGCGTTGCCCGGCTCGCGCGCCGGCACCCAGAAGCCAAGAGGCCATTGGGAGGTTAAGGTCCACCGCGTGCGCTACCAAGCCCACCGCATCATCTGGCTATGGATGACGGGCGTTTGGCCGAAGGAAATGATCGACCACAAGGATTGCGACCCGAGTAACAACAGGTGGAGCAATCTGCGCGAGGCGACTGCACAGGAGAATATTCGCAACCGCCCCGTGATGCGTACGAATGAAGTCGGCCTGAAGGGCGTCAGTCCGCAGTTCCGCAATAAGGACCCCAAAACCGGCGTTCGGCCGCGCACCGGGAGATGGAAAGCGCAAATCCGGATCAATAGCCGCGTTGTGCACCTTGGGTTCTTCAAGACGCCTGAGGAGGCACACGCTGCCTACAAAAGGGCCGCCGATCAATTCTACGGCGCGTTCGCGAGGGCATAGCCATGAAAGTGATGGCGGTAGCTGCAACTAAAGGGGGAAGTTGCAAGAGCACCCTTTGTGCAAACCTGGGTGTGCGCGCCGAGCGTGATGGTCCAACCGTCCTAGTCGACTACGACCCGCAACTGAGCCTGTGTCGCTGGCGCGAGCTGCGCACAGAGGAGGGCGGCCCATCCGTTATCGAAGGCTGCGGCGATGGGGCCGTGGTCGATGTCCGCCGGCTTCGCGGCAAGGCCGATTGGGTATTGCTCGACATTCCGCCTGCCACGCAACACTTGATCCGCACCGGCATCAAGGCCGCCGATCTCGTGCTTATCCCGGTGAAGACATCCCCGCTCGACCTGGAGGCAATCGACCCGGTTCTTGAGCTTTGCGAGGAGCACCGCAAGCCCTTTGCGTTCGTCGTTGCGATGTTCGATCCAAAGTGGAGGCTCGCTGCCGAGGTCTTCCCCTACTTGGAGCGCAAGGCGCCCGGCCGCGTGCTGCGCGAGGTCTTCAGCTATCGCCAGGCGTATGTCGGATCGATGATCGCAGGACACACCGGCCCCGAGTACAACGCAGATGCGCGCCAAGCGAGGGCTGCGCGCGATGAGGTCGATGCTCTGTGGGCGGCCATCAGGAAGAGGCTTGGAGCGTAGCGTGTCACAGCGTAGCCATACGACATTCATGGGTCTGTATGAGGGCGCGGAGCAGCGCCAGACCCGCGGCAGCACAGTGCGCGACCGGCGCAAGCGCGAGAGGCCGCCAATTTCGTCTACGGATGGGCGCAGGCGGCGCGGGCTCGGTCGGGATATGCAATTCAACACGAATGTCACGCCGGACCTTTTTGACTCCATCTCGGACGCCTGCGCGCGCTTCGATCTAACCAAGGCCGAATTCATGGAGCGTTCGGCGCGCGCGTACATCGACCAACTAGAGGCGCAAAATGAAGGCGCGTAAGTTCTTGCTCGGCCTGTTCTCTGCGGCTCCCGAAGCGCCGAAGCCCGCTGAACCCGAACAGCAGAGTGCTAGGCTTCCTGATTTTGGCAGGCCCTCGCGGTTTATTTACACGCAGCTTGAGCCGGCGCGTGGGCGCAAGGCTGAGTGGTCAGATATATACGCAGCCTACGTCGCATGGTGTACGCCGTTCGGTCTGCAACCACTCAGGGCGCGCACATTCGGCCTAGCCTTGCGCGAGGTCTGCGACGCCGAGGGCATTTCCATCACGGTCACCGGAAACAAGGCCCACTGCGTGCATTGCAGGCTGGTTGGGGTTGGGACTCTGCCTAAAAACCCTTGAGTCTCAATGAGTCGGTTTTCGGGGGTTGGGAGCCTAAGTCATTGATGTGCATAAGTACGCGCGAATTCGTCCGATTACTTTTTTCAGCATGCGGAGCTTGATTTTGCTGATGAATTTTGAAGGGTTGGGAATTTCGCCAACTAGGTTTGGGAGTCTTCGTTCGGCTTCTGTACGCGCAACTTGAGTATGGCCGCGCTCGCCAACTGCCGCTGAGCGACTTCCTTCGTATACCGCTCAACCTCCTTCAGCGACTTGTGGCCGGTGACAGACATGATCTCGTGTTCGGAGCATCCGGCCTCCGCGAGGCGACGAGCTGCAGCCTTGCGCAGCCCGTGGGCCACGCACTCTTTCGGGAGCCCTGCAGCCTCGATGCTCTCTCCCATCCATCGGCTGATCGTGTCCGGTGTGTAGGCGCCGCGATGGCCTGTGACCAGGATGAGGTTGAGGGTCGGCATCGCGTCGAGCGCCTTGCGCAGCTCGGGGTGGATGGCGATTGCCAGCTTGGTCCCCGTCTTATGCTGGGTGAGGCCGATGGTGTTGCCGGCGATGTCCGCCCGGCGCATCCGCGACACGTCCCCAATGCGCTGGCCGGTGTACAGAAGCAGAGCGAACGCAAGCCGCTCCATCGTGCCGAGCGCCCAGCGCGCCTCGTATTGGGTGATCTGATCCTCGGTCCAGGTGTGATGCTCGCCGATCTTGCGCTTTTTGACGCCTAGCGTGGGGTCTTCTTTGATGCCCCACGAAGCGCGCGCCATGGCGAACCGGACCAGCCGGCGAAAGCACTGCAATAGGTTGTTCGCGGCGCCGGGTGTGCGGCGGTCCATCATGCGTTCAACGTGCTCTCGGGTCATGCCGCGCACGGGGCGGTGTCCGATGTCTTCTGCCGAAAGGGTGCTCTCGATCACGTAGCGGTATAGATCGCGGGATGTCTGCGCCAAGTCAGTGTAAGCGGCGCTGGCGAAGTATTCTTGCGCTAGGCGGTCAAAGGTGCCGACATCCCCGCGCAGTCGCGCCCGCGCCGGGGCTGTGCCGGTCAGCGCCGCGGCGTAAGCGTCCGCGAATTCCTGGCTGCCAGGCGCACCGGGGAGCGAGATGCGAACGCCGCGGGAGCGACGGAAATAGTAGCGCACACAACCGTGGCGGTCGGCGAAGCGATCGACGTACTTGAGGCGAAAACGCGTCACGTGAAGTCCTCCCAGCCGGTCTGCCCATGCACGGGCTCCGCTGCGGCGGAATTCAATTGACCGCCGAACACCGCGTCAAGGTCGAAGCGTGACCAGACCAGGCGCCGGCCGAAACGGCGGGGCTGCGGTAGGGCGCCGGAGCGCCATTGTTTGTCGAAGTGGGTGAGGCCGAGCCCGACATAGCGGGCGGCCTCCTTGCGGTAAAGGCCGGCCGGTGGCCAGCCGTTCTGCGATTGTCGGGGCATGCTCAATCCCATGGTGATCAGTCTATCCGCCCATGGGCACTGGTGCGGCATGCTGGAGTGGGCGGCCCGCCGATACGCAGGCGGGCCTTACGCGATCTCCGAACGCAACCTCAGGTTTACGCCAGGGGCAGGGACGCGCGACCTGCCTTAACCCCGGCACTATCCTTGTACGGAACGGTACGGTGGAGTTGCGGAGCCCCGCTGCTCTAGGACGCGACCTTTAGTGCAGCGGCACCTAGATCGCACATCCGCAACTCCACGCTACCGTCCACAGGAAACTTGAACCATGCCGTCAGTCCGTGCTTATGGTCAGACTGACGGCATGCGAATCATCTAGCCGCGGGGCCTCTCGGGGGCTTCCTCACGTCAACACCCACGCCCGGTATCTCAGACCACTTGTCCACCCCGAATAACCTTGGTGTGGGTTCTGCGCCCCTGACGAGAAGCCCAATGTATAGTCCAAGGTGGCGGCCTGGGGGCACCTCCCCGCGGGCCTTCCAATTCGAGATGGCGTTGCCGTTTTTGGCGATGCTCATCTTGTTCGCCGAGGCGAGTTTTTTCAGGCCGCCGTAAACGGCCTCCGCCTCCTCTATGGTTCTGACGCGCTTCGATGTCTTTGCGTTCATAAGCAATACCTCTAACTCACTGAGCGTGAGTTTGTCAACAGGTTAAAGGGACTGCGGGTGCTGATATGGCGCGCAAGGTAATTCAGGCCACCCCGCATGCCGATATCGGGGCCAGATTGAAGGCCGCTCGGCTTAGCCTTGGCCACGATCATTTGGGTGACTACGCCGAAAATGCGGGGATAAAGCCCAACGCCTACTCGCAGAACGAGACCGGCGTGAAGCGCATCGAGGTCGATGCGGCCCTGTCCCTCAAGAGGAAATACGGCGTCACGCTCGACTGGATATACGCGGGTGATGAAAGCTCGCTGCCGTACAAATTCGTCAACGGCATGGCCCGCCTTAGAAAGCAGAAGTAACTCCTAAATCCTTTATAGGATGCGTGCTGAGTGGCGCGGCGGCAACGCCTGCGCCTAACTCACTGCGCGTGATTTTCCCGCTTGCAAACTCACTGCCGGTGAGTTAGATTGTCTGTGTAATGCGCTGATGCGGAAAGACAATCCGCACATGCAACCAGGGCGGCGTCTGATCCAACCAACGGAGAGACGCAAATGAGCAAGCGGAACATCCAATGCATCTTGATCAAGGCACAGGACGACGTGGACGAAAGCTCCCCGGAGTACCTGCGCGGCGTCAGGGACGGCGAGCTGCAGACCTGGGCAAGCGCCCCGGACATGCGGGAGGGCCTGACCTACGCCTGCGGGTGGATAGCGGGCCGGTTCTGTCGGAAGCCAAAGCCCGTGCCCCGCACGTATCACTGACCCGTGCTGACCTGGAAAGCGACGCGGCGGAGATGGAGCTGAACGGCACACCTGAGCAATATGCCGAGGTGATGGCCCTGATCGACAGCTTCGGTCCCCGCCGCGTCGCCCCGACCACCATCCAACGCGAGCGCGAAAGCATCGCTGCAGTGCACATCCGTTACGGCATCGACAGTGCCGTATCCCGCGCCTTCGCACCCTCCGAGGTCCGCAAAGCCCGGATGGATCGTGAGCGTGCGTGGCTGGATCGTGTCACGGCAGAAATGATCCGTGACCGCGAACTTCGCAAGCGTGACCCCAAGGCATTCATCAGGAGCCTGCGGAAATGATCCGTATCATGAGGCCGGACGCCGTGAATGCGCTGCAGGCGATAATCGTATCGCTCGGCGCGATCCCCCTTGAAGTCGGGAATGCTGGATTAATCATCATAACGCCCGAGCAATTTCAGAAGTGCATCGAGGCGGCGCGCGAAGGTGCCGATCAAGGATGTTTCCACTGCGGAAGAATGCCGGCGCCTCATGCCACGGTTGGCGGCCCCATGTGCTCCGACTGCCTATCAATGTGCATGGACTAGGGGCAACGCAAATGACCGCCAAGCTAATCAACCTCTCCGACCACTCCACACCGAGCAAGCCAATGCCCCCTGATCCGAAACTGACGGATCACCAATTGCGCGCGCTCCGCATTCTTGCGGAGGCGGGCGGGCTGCCGTTGGTGTCCCCGGTCAACGGCTATTCGGTGGTTCTTGATACATCCGTCCCCGAGCTGTTGACCTGGGTTGAACTTCTCTCCCTCGGCTGCATCTACGGCGGCTCTGGTCGCATTTACCCGACCGACCTGGGGCGCTCTGTGATTGGGAGGCGGACGTGACGCGCGAGTGGCTTCCAATCAATACGCTGCCGGCGCCGGGTTTGCGCCCGGGCCGCGTGTTCGTCCTGGTCGAAGGCGAGAGGGATCACAGCGGGCTTCGCTGGCTTCGGCAGGAAGCTGGGATAGCCAGCACGTGGAACGATGGGTTCGATCCGGCCGACATTCGCCATATCGAGCTGAAGGGCGACATGGACCGAGGTTCCGGCGCGGTGACGCACTGGCTTCCAATCGAACTGCCCCGCTTCCCGGAGCGCACACTATGATCGACCTCCAACCCACAATGTCCATCCAGCACGACGCAGAGGCGGAGCGTGGATTTGCTCACTGGCATCGCATGGAGGCAATTCGCGATTGGTGCGTGGAGTTTCGCGCCCTGCAGGAGGCCGCGAGGCATGCGGCGCGCGAGGAGTTTCGCGCTGAGCTGAACGCGGAAATCCGCGACGCTGGGCTGTTCGTTATCAACCTATGCAACTACCGGAGGCGGTGATGAACACCTGCTATCTGCTCCTTCCTCCCATCGCACTCAACTTTCAGTGCGGGGACGGCCTGTGGTGGGCGTGGCTCTGCTTCGCAGTCTTCATGTGGGCGGCTGCTCTGACTGCCAAGGTGCTGCTGCGATGAGCTTCACCGACCAACAGAAGACCGACCTTGCCGCCCCTCTCTCTCGGGCGAACGTGTCGAAGCGGCAGGGCGGCGGAAATCGCCAGCTTTCCTACATCGAGAGCCACCACGCCATCCGTGAAGCAAACCGCATCTTTGGCTTCGACGGCTGGTCCTCTGAAACCGTGGACATCAAGCTCATCGTGGACAGGGGCGGCGACTACACGATTGTCGCCTACATGGCCCGCGTGCGCATCACGGTCTATGCCGGCGAGCGCACGCTGATCCGTGAGGGCGTAGGCACTGGCCACGGCAAGGATCGCGACGCCGGCCAGGCCCACGAGAAGGCCGCGAAAGAGGCAGAGAGCGACGCTCAAAAACGGGCTCTGCGCCACTTCGGAGATCAGTTCGGCCTCGCCCTGTACGACAAGGATCAGGAGCACGTTACGGACGCGCTGCCCGCCAACGCACCGCTGGTGGACAAAATCGAGAAGGTGGAACCCATGCCCCCAAAGCAGGAACCGAAACCCACAATCGACAAGCGCGACGCACCGCCCTCGCACATCATCGCCCCGGCCGCTGATCCCAAGGCCCTTGCCCTGCGCAAGCAGGAGGATGACCGCAAGGCCAAGGAAGCCTTCATCGCGAACAGCAAGGCCATGGCGGACAGCTTCGTGGCCACCCTGAAGTCCCGCTACGAGGAAGCGCAGTCCGCCTCCAACAAGCAGGAGATCAACGCGGTTCGCTCTGGCCACAACGCCTGGATACAGACCGCGCAGGCATGCTGGAGCAAGCTGGTTCCGGCCGATCAGTCCAGAGTTAAGCGCGAACGGCTTCGGCTGGAAGATTTGCTCAAGAACGGCGTGATCGATGAGATTGCGGAAATCGCCAAGGAGCAGGCGGCGTGACCTACCAAGGCGTCCGCGACATGAACCCGAACGAGCAGCGGGAGCACCTGTCCGAACTCATTCGGCTCGCCGAAATGGCGTGGATCGAACAGGAACATGATGCCTCCTGTCGTGAGGAAGGCCGCAAGATTGTCCTGGCCCAGATGATCAACGAGCTGCTGGCCAAGAAGCTGGAAAAGAGCGCGGTTGGCGCCGAGCGCACGGCTCGCACGAGCCGCCAGTTCGCAGAATATCTCAGGGCCATGCACGACAGCCGGCGCAAGGCCAACGAGCTGCGTGCGGCGTGGAAAAAGCAGGAGCGTACATATTGGGGCCTGGCGAGCCACGAGGCTACGGAGCGCAGGCAGATGCAGATGGCGGGGAGATGATATGTGCAAGGGCTGCGAGATGACGGATAAGATTGCCGAGCTGTACCGGCAAAACGGCCTATTCGTCCCGGAGGGCGACGGCGACCGAACGAGCCCACTTATCGAGGATTTTGACGCGGCCATTAATGCGCTGATCCATGTCATGGCCTTCATTGCCGCAGAGCGCGCGGCACCGGAGCCCTTCATTCGCGAAGTCGTCAAACGACTACGCGCAGAGACGAAAGAGCGGACTACGCGCGCAAAGCTACAGAGCCCACCCAAGCTGAGTGGGGCGCTGCATTGACCCGCCCCCGCAAGCACGAAACCAAAGCAGACATCGCCGCCACCTTGATCCTACAACACTGTAAGGATGGCGCCGGCTGCCCGATCGTCACGCGCGAGCAGGCCAAGGGCATGTCCGCCGATCAGATCATCCGCGAGTGGCGCAAGAGGGTAATCCGCCAGCACGGCGCCGCGCACGCTACGGGTGGTTTGGACCACCCCGCAAATTACTGGTTCACACTGCGCGAAGTCGATGCAGTCGAAACACCGCGGGACATCTCTCGGATAGCCAAGGGAAAGCGCCTGGAGCGCAGACAAGCCGAATTCCGCCAGCTCTGCCTATCCAAGGCAGGCCAGGCCACAGAGATACCGCTGCCTGCCCGCAAGAAGCACCGCTGGCCGAAGCGCTCTTTCGCGCAACAACGAGGCGCCCGCCCATGACCGGAACAGACATCCTGCTAGCCCTCATCATGGTCGGTGGCGGCCTGATGCTGCTGTCGATGGTCAGCATCACAATCCTTGAATGGCGTTACCTCCGCCAGCGCATTCGCGCAATGCGGGAGCGTCGCAAGGAGCGGGAACGCGGGTGGCGCAGGAAGGCCAGGCTCCGTGTGAGCGAGCGGGAAATCGAACGATACCTTGCCCGCCAGAAGGGCCGCCAGTTGCTCAGCGAAATGGACCATGCATCCGAGGCGCTGTGGCGGCGCGATGTTCTGCAGCCGGAGAGGGTGGCGTGATCTTCCTGGCTATCGTGTTTGTCGGATTGGTGGTTACGCTGTGTGGGTCTGGTGCGAGCTGCGTGCGACATTGGCGGGCCAGGCGCGACGCAGCGCGGCTGATGGCCACGTTGCCGGCGCTAACAACGATCGCGATTTGGGATGGGCCACCAGACTCCATCCCATTCGACTAGGCGGCGTTTCCGTTTATCCAGCGTTGAAGTTCGAAAGCACGATGCCGGGCGCTCCATGCTCCGATATCTGATCGCACGCTGAGCGTGTCGGGTCAGTCCACACATCGCGCCCTTCGTCGGCGGCAGCACAGGCCGCCAGTTCGCGAGCCATGGCCTCTGAATCCGCTCGGATCACATGCCCATCGAAGCAGTCATAAATCGGGTCGCGCTTATCGATGTCGCGCCGGAGTAGGTAGAGCTTCATAGGCGGCCTTTATTGACTGGTGCCAACGCGCTTGGCGAAGCCATCGACTTCGGCACGCCAAGCGCCGTTATAGATCAGCCTACGGTATTCCAGATCGGTGCCGTAGGTCAGGCCGTCCTGCCACGCTCGATGCAGGGACCAACCGCCCGTCACAATCCACCACGCTTCAAGCCATCGCTGATACCAGCGCGGGTGACCCCGCTTGTTGCGGTGAATGCGGAAGCGGCGCGGGTCTGGTTCGTTCGCCTGCATCGTTGTGGCCTCTCCTACTGCATCCGGCCGCCAGCGCTATCGCGTCGCCCGTAGGCGTAGCCCTCGGCACCCTCGCGGGCATCGTCAGAGCAGGCGACAACGTAGACCAGAAGGCTGTGATCCTTGGCGGACAGGCGGCGCGCGTAGCGTCGAGCGGCAGCAAGATCGCCGCCAAAATCGCGCTGTTGGCACTTGTCCTGATCGTCCTGATATTCGGCAAGGTAGTTCATGACGAGCCCCTAACTCTGCTTCTCCATTGCACGGAACATAACATCGTCTCTTGACATTGGCAAGCGCAAAGTGTAGATTTGTGATGACAATCGTTATAACAGGTGTACGCAGGTGCCGGAGCTTCGAAGCTACATGAAGGCGATAGAGACATGGCTGCGAAAGACAGGGGTAACCGAGGCAAGGTTAGGGCTTCTGGCCTGCGCCAACCCCTACGCCATAGCAAGGATACGCAATGGGACCGCGCGCGTCGAAACGCTCAACGTCGTTCTGAGTTACATTCGCCACAACCCGCCGGCCCGGAGGAAGGGTTCAAAGAAGGCGGGTTCGTCTACATCATGAGAGACGCGCTTGGGGCCATCAAAGTGGGTCACACCTACGACATGACCAAGCGGCTGTTCGACGTTCAGTATCTCGTGGCGCTGGCGAGGCGCCCGGTCATTCTTGTTCGTGCCGTTGAAGTTCCCCGCGTGGCCATGAAACGTGTTGAATATCGAACTTTCAGGCTCCTGCGGGATTGCCGGATATCACCGGTGGCAGAATGGTTCGACACAACGGCGTCGGTGGCGTCGCGACGCTTGAACGAGGCAATCCGCCAGATATCCACGAAGTATCCGCGTATGATGAAGTGGTGAGGAACACGTGCACGTGAAGTTCACGCGCTGGCGCGCTCACCGGATGTTCGGACCGCGCCAGATTGGCGAGAAGCAGACAGAACGATAGGAGGCCAGTGTGAGCACCCACAGCGTGAACATTGTCGAGATCGGAGAGGTGCTGCCGCACGCGAACGCGGAGCGCCTTGAGATCGTGCCGATTGATGGCTGGCAGGCGGTCGTCAAGAGGGGGCAATTCAAGCGCGGCGATTACGCGGTCTATATTCAGCCGGACTACACAGTCCCGACGCGCCGTCCCGAGTTCGCGTTTCTGGCCAAGGAAGGCAAGGACCGCCACCGTCTGAAGGCCGTGCGGCTCCGTGGCGTTCTGAGCTATGGGCTGCTGATCCCGCTTCCAGATGAGCTACGCGACCACGTCCGTGGCACCAACGTGATGGAGGAGCTAGGCGTCGAACGATACGAGCCGCCTATCACGAACTCTGGTGCCGACGACCTCCCGGCCGACCAATGGCCAGAAACCTATGCGTCGAAGTTCGATGTGGAGAGCCTTCAGAACTACCCCGACGTGTTCCGGCCGAATGAGCCAGTCATAGTCACAGAGAAAATCCACGGGGCCAACGCCCGCTATCTGTTCGTCAACGACACGTTCTACATGGGTTCGCGCACGCGCTGGCTGAAGCCGGACGGCAACCACATCTGGCGACGTGCCGCCGACAAGACACCCGAGGTCATCGCATTCTGCGAGGCGCACCCTGGCGTCGTACTCTATGGCGAGGTCTATGGCAGCGTCCAATCATTGAAGTACGGCGCGACGCCCGGTGAGGTTCGCTTCCGCGCGTTCGCAGCGCTCGACCGTGGGCGGTGGTGCGACATGGTTCCGCTGTACGGCTTGCTGGAGAGGCACAAGGTGCCGGTTGCGCCGAAGCTCTACGACGGCCCGTTCAGTATGGAAGTGGTCAAGGCGCTAGCTGAGAAGGACAGCACGCTGTGCGACGGACAGATGATGGAGGGCGTAGTGATCACGCCTGCATTTGAGCGTCGAGACGATGAGATCGGGCGCGTTGCGCTCAAGCACATCAGCGCGCGGTATTGGGAAAGTGCCGCGTGATTTGTGGAATAGGGACCATACAAGGAAGGAGAGCAGAATGATCACGACCACGAAGCCGACGATCTGCCACTGCCAGCCAGGTAAGTGCTCGGCACCCAAGCCGGAGTGGTGCATCGGTCGCCGCTATGCTGATGGACATCGGGAGCCAGACCCGCAGGCTGCGCGCATTGCAGAACTGGAAGCCCGGCTGCGCCCCGGTGTCAGCACCATCCTGAACGAGCTGATCGCCGCCGACTTCGCTCACGTTAACCCGGTGACGGGTGAGATCACGCTGACCCTCCACGGGCAAGTCTTGGTCGATCGTGCGAAGGCGGATTTGTGCAATTCAACCCCTAACTGACGAGTGTTTGAAATGGCAGCGCGGGAAGGCGATTGGGTTGGGCAGGCTGCAGACGCCATGGCCGATCTGAATTGTTTCGCGGCCATTGTCGCGCTGCTTGAGAGCGGACTGAACCACGCTCCGACGCACAAGACCGCCGAGCGCATCATCGCGCTCGCAAGGGAAGAACAACAGCGTTGCCTGCGGCGGCTCGATGCCGCCAAGGCCCGCGCCAACCGCAAGTGAAGGAGCCATTACAACCCATGCCCCGCTACATCCAACGCATGGACGGAGAATGGGTGCACTGGTCACGCAGGGGACACCTGATCGCATGTTGCTCATGCGGACTTGTGCATCTCATGAAACCCCGCGTTCGCAAGGGCAAGGTCGAGATACAGGCAACGCGCATGCCCAGGAATACGGCGGGGCGGAGGAGGAGGAGGAAGTAGGATGAGCACACACAGCAAGCGATTGCGGGCGATGCTGAATAGCCCGCACCCGGACACGCTGGCGCGGGACTGCATGTATCACGTTTTGCGTGGCAAGCGGCTGGAGGCAGAGCTACGCCAGACGCGACTACAGTTCTGGGTTGCGATGGTCGCGGTGGGGTTTCTGGTGGGCCATATAGCGCACCGGCTGTATCATTAGACCTCGCCCCACGGCGAGGAGACACATGCGAGTCTGGTGCGTCTCATATAAATAGAAAACCATTGTGATGCGTCTCACAAAGACGGAAAGGCTAGATGGGACTCATAATCGGCTACGCCAGGACATCCACCGTTGACCAGGTGGCTGGCTTCGACGCACAGGTTCGTGACCTCACCAACGCGGGGTGCACGAAGATATTCTCGGAGCAGGTCAGCTCGCGCGACGACCGACCGGAGATGGAGAAGGCACTCGCCTATCTCCGGGACGACGACGTTTTGGTTGTGACCAAGATCGATCGCCTCGCTAGATCGATGCGTGATCTAGTTTCGATCGTGGACAGGATCGCCGGGGTCAAGGCGTCGCTGCGAATTCTGGCCATCGGCCTCGATACCAACACGTCTACGGGGCGACTGATCCTGAACGTGTTCGGCTCGCTGGCAGAGTGGGAGCGAGACCAAATGCTTGAGCGGCAACGCGAAGGTATCGCCAAGGCAAAGGTTGAGGGGAAATACAAGGGCCGCAAACCCAGCGTCCCAGCTGACAGGGTTCACGCCCTTCACAAGAGCGGGATGGGTCCCGCTGCCATTGCCAGAGAGCTGAAGGTGGGGCGGGCGTCTGTGTATCGCGCAATCGCCGCGCGGCGCACCCTCTCATGATCGCCAAGGAATGGGGCGTGAGTCATACAACTATTGCGAGGGCGAGATGAGCGGATGGCAGTCCATCGAAACCGTGCCGCGGGATGGGAGCGAGGTTTTGCTCGGCTTTGCCGGCACCGCCAACATGGATTTCTACCGCTGGTATGGCGAGAATGCCTGCGACCCCACCCTGATCCGCGACATTGAGATTGACGGCTGGGTTGATCGGGCGTCCGACCCTCCGCATACCCGCCCCACGCACTGGATGCGTATCGGGCCTCCACATTCCTGTGGATGACGGGTTGCGCAGCCCGCTGATGTTCAGTTGTATGCACGTATGGATGCGGTCTTAGCATGTACAATGTGGGACCGCCCTTGAGTCGATGGAGAGCGTGGCCTGAAATGACCACACGCTTCATCGCCAAGGAATGGGGCGTGAGTCATGCAACTATTGCGAGGGCGAGATGACCGACGTAGAGCTTGCAGCCGCGCTGGCCGCCGAATGCGAGGCGTGCGCCAAGATCGTTGAGTTGGACGCCGGCCATGGCCGTATGTTCGAGAGCCAGGTGGACAAGGAGACCCACATCCGAGCGCTGGCCCAAATCGCACAGGCCATTCGTGACCGCGGCAAGTCCGCTCGCTAATTCCTGTGGATGACGGGTTGCGCAGCCCGCTGATGTTCAGTTGTATGCAGTATGGATTCGGTCTTAGCATGTACAATGTGGGACGGCGGCCTGATCGGGCTTATTGGCCTCGTGACCGGGTACTTTCTGCGCGCGGTATTCGATAAATTACGGGCGCATCGCCCATTGCGGAGGTAGTCATGCGAGATACAGCGGCCGACGAACCCAACGACCTGCTGGAGCTTGCCGCGGCAGCCCATGAGCTAGCCGGCGAGATGGATGCTCACACAGAAGTTGAGCACAGTGGCTCGGCTGCTGACCTGGCTACGGCGGTTGCGGCGCTGGATGAGCTGGCGGCGAGCGTGGCGAGGCTCAGGCAGCAGCTAGCCGGATCGTGAAGCGCAGCGGCGTCACGCTCTCACTGAACGCAACCCAGGCGTCCCATTCTTCTGTCGGCGTAGCGTAAATATCAGGGTATAATTTTGCCCACCCGTTCGGGCCGGTCAGCACATAAGCAGATGGATACTCGCCGCGAGCAAGCCAACGCGAGTTAATGTTTTTGGTGATATCCCCGATGGCCGGGGCAAACTTTGTTGCCAGCCGAAACGCATTGCGAAGCGTCATCGAATTAACGAACGTGGCCGTGCCGCCGCTGGTGTAGGTCGTGAAGCCCGTACTGTTCACGTCGATGGTAACCAGCCGATTATTTTGATCGACGGCCACAACCGCATATGTGTTGCCGTTCAACTCTGTCATGCCGCCAACTGAGGCAAGCGAAAGGCTGGAGCCGACAGGGGGAAAATTGCTAGATACGGCAAACGTTAGGACACACTGCGCCGCCTTGCTGGCCCCGGTGACGGTGGCGGACATATTGCTGGTCAGAAAGTCGGGCGAGTAGCCACCCTCGTAGGGTGCCATCCGCAAGCCGAAGCCATCCGCCCACGTCCACCAATTGGAAATCATCGCATTGAGGCTGATCGACGTGGCGTCCGCGCGGGCTGCGACATAGGCGTTGGCAAATGCCTGTTGGTCTTCCGAGTCTTCCAGGCTCATCTCATAGGCTGCCTGCAGCTCTTGAGTGGCGGTGTTGCTTGTAAGGTTCCAATACATCGCAGGCGAAACGTGCGTCGCATAGTCGCTCGCCGGGTCACCGCCGTCCACCGAGACATGCTTTCCACCGAGGCGTGGATTGCTGGCGCTTGCGTTTGCGCTTGCCGACTCCTGCACGCCACACATGACCTGATAGGGCCAGCCCTCCTTTGGCCCCGTCGGATTGTAAACGGTGTGGATCGCCTTGCCCATGAGACTGAGCACGCGGCCATACCAATCGTGCGTCTGGAAATCGGCCCCTCCCCATCCCGCACGCACTTTCGCCTTGTTCCAGCCGTATCGAGTGCTGTGGAAGCCGCCCCCTGAGTTCCAAACTTCATTGGCTGGCTCTATGCGTGGCGCCATCCATGCCGCATCGTTGGCCGGGTTCTCCGTGAATGCCTTGCATGTAGCCGCCAGCTCGGCCGCATAATCGGTCAGCGGATCAAGCCCAAGATACGGCACATGCAGCCACGGATGAGCACCGATTTCCTTGCACAGTCGCAATATGAGTGAAACCGGAACGCCTGACTGAACACCGACGATATTGCTGCTGGTGACGCCGCCGCCAAACAGTAGCCACGCATCAAAGTCTTCATCATAGACCAGAGTAGACACCTTGCCCGCAGCGGGCCGCAGATTGGTGTGCAGCTCGTCTCCGTATTCGTTCGCGATCGTGACATCGCCAGTTTCATTGACGTTGAGCGTCGGCGTTGTCCCGGACGACTCCGCATTCCAGGTCACGCACACTGTCGCCTTGTCGGCCAGCACGAAGCCGGTTGCATCGACGCTGAACGCGTCACCACTGTTCGTGGTCTCACCCTTATACATACCGGGCGGCAGCCAAATCCCGTTTTCCGAACCGTAGGAAATCACACTTTCGGGCGTCATGTGCGCCCACACGCTTGTGTTCGACGACCCGTTCGGCATCCAGTCTAGAAACCTCTCGACGCCAAAATGCGCGCAAGCTGCCTTGAAGACGGGCGCAAACACTTCGCCTGCGTCGACGCGCGCCTCGTCGTCCGCATGAAATAGTTCCAGGTGCGTGATGGGATCGGCCACGTTGATGTCGGTAATCTCCAGAAACAACTGGAGCGCACCCTCGGAGGCGTCCGAGCCCGTTGGCGTGAACACAAACCGCCCGTTCGCGCCACTCGTGCTGCCGCTCACAATGGTATGGCTTGTTGCGGAAAGGCGCACGAGGCCAGAGCCAGGATCACCAACCCACCGCACCACCCAATTGCCGGGGCGGCTGTCTTGGTTAGGTATCCACAACACACGCCGGATAGCCGCAGACAGTGTGGTCGGGTATCCATCCGCATTGAGCGTATCGGGCGCCGGTTGAGCGCCGCTTCCGGTGTAGGACCAAGCCCCTGATGTTTTGACGAAGTTCAGGAACGGATAGTCCCGACCACCCCAATACGTCGGGAACCACAGGTTCAGTTGCGCGCGCCTCCCGTTGTGCGGCATTAGATCGAGAGCCCCGCCTTGGCACCGAGATACGTTACCAAGTCTTCCCGCTCGTCCGTGGTCAGCACTCGATTGACCAGCACCAAGGCGTAGACGCGGCCCGCAAAGAAGCTTCCGGCCGATGCGCCGAGGGCGGCGCCGAGGGCAAAGCGATCCAGGGTGAACGTAGTGGAGCGGCTGTAGTTGTGTGTCGAGCCAGCAGATTGGTTGAGGTACGGAATAATCGCCGCTCCGCTGTCCGTGACGCCGACAACCTTGTCGGTATTGTCGAATGCGCCCGCCTGGATGGTGGTCGCGCTGTTCGATATGACCACCGTACCGCTGTCGCCGCGATAGAAAAGCGATAGGTCGGCAGCCGTGCCCGTGTTGCTCTGCATCATCGCAAAAAAGCTGTCATTGTCCGCGCTGTTTCTCTCCACGACAAGCCGGCGATCCGTGCCGGGGTTGCCGCGCATGGCTACGAACAGGCTGTGTGAGCCGTTTGCGTACATGTCGGTGGACGCCAGGCGACGAAGAATGTCGTCTGATCCGTCGAAGGTGACCCAATGCAGGCCTCCCGCGGTGTTGTAGGTCGGCCGCGTTCCATCATCCGCCGCAGCGGTCAGGTGGAAGTTATCGCCGCTCTTGTCGTTCCATGTGCCAACCGTTTGGCCGTCTGCTGACACCGCGCTTGAGCCGGCAACGTTTTGGAACAACGTGGATGCGTCACTTGCTTCCAACCAGAGCACAAGGTCGGCGCCGAAGTCGCCCGGACTAAAGCCGCCATCTGCTACATCCGCAACCGAAATGGTGATCGTCTGCGCGGAGCCCGCCTCGCTGTCCGCAGTGGCGGTGGGTGTCACCTCAACCACGTACGTGTTGTTGGTGTCCGCGTCGTCTGGACTCTCGTAGTCCTTCGTGCCGTTGCTCACCCACCGCAGGGTACTTCCACTGATCTCGAATTCAGCACTATCCGCGCCGCCCGTGATGGCGAAGGTGGATGGCTGGTCTGCCGTCAGGGCAAAGGAAAGCGTTTCGTTTTCGTCAACCTCGCCAGTTGTGGCCGATGTCATTGTGGGCGGGGCGTCGATGGTCAGGCTTTCGACGTTGCTCCAGCCCGTCTTGCCGACCACGCGAGCGCGCGCATAGGTTGCGCCGTCCTGCAGGGCGCTCGATAGCGTACCGCTGATATCTCCATCCCCGGCATCCTCGGCGTTTACAAGCCCGCTTGCCGTGTCGATGAGGACGGTTAGGCCGGCGTCCGAGTAGAACTCGATTTCCCACGTGTCATTCTCGGCCATGGCGCCGATCGGAACATCGATGGTGAGCGTGGGGGTGTTGTCTTCGGCGCCCGTTACCCAGGTCAGGACAGGCGTCACCAGGGCCGCTTCGCCCCCAAGGGCGGCGGCGTTGGTCAGCCGGAAGAACCACATCAGCCGAACGTGCCCCCGACCACGGCGCTAATATTGCTGCCGGTCGTAACCTTCCACGCGCCTGCCGCGCTCTTGGCATAGATGGGGACATAGAACGGAACCAGAGACGCCAAGCTGTCCGCGCCGCCCGCAAACACGGTGATTGCGCTGCCCGATCCATCCTTGATCGACACGGCGCCGGGCGACAGGCTGGCCGGCACCAACAGCAGGCCCATCAGAAGGTCGCCCGCGCCAGCGCTTGCGGAACCCATGATCTGATCACTTTGTCCAGCGGCAACCGCCTCGTATTGCTCTGCGTAGGCCATGAATGTTGTCCTTTGGTTAGGTGAGCACGCGATAGGCGAGCACTAGCGCGCCCACCGTGAAGATCAACGAGAACCATCCGTGTGGGATGGATGTCGAATGCCCAGCATCCCCCTCAGGTCGTTTGCCGTGAAATGCCCCGCCGCCAGCAGCGCGAGGGCGATGTACCATCGGATGAGGCCGGCCGAGAGGTATGGGGCTATCGAGGCGCGGGTCCGGCGTCGGGCCATGTCGTCTAGCTTCCGGTCGATCGCGCATACCTTGTGCTGCGTGGAAAGCGTGATCTCCAGAATACGCAGCGTGACTTGGTCCAGCATGTGCCATGGCGCCCCTCTCGCCTATTCCATAACCAGGAGCAGGGCGGTCACGGCGGGCGCATATTCATGCGCCACGAACCATGACCCCACCGCAAGAGCGACGCCTGCCAGTGTGCCGAGGATGCCGGGCGCATTCTTCATTGGATGGCCTCGTTGCGTCCGTATTGGCAACCCCACAGTGGTCGCGAGCGGTTGTTGCCGTCCGCTGTCGCGGCGGTCTTCTGGGTGAGCTTGTCGTCTTTGCTTACGGTCTGGTGCTTCCAGCCCTTCTCGCAGAGGTCTTTCTGCGAGATCATCACGAGCTTGTCTGCGCAGCCGCCCAGCGGGCTACTTACAATCGCGACAAGAGTCACGAAGCAGGCGCTCAGCAGCGCCCGGCTTCTCAGCTTTGGCATGTTCCTGCTCCGATTTCTTGCCGGCGATCTCGCCGGCCTTTTGGCTCTCTACGCGCAACTCCTGCTTGCCTTCCTGCTTCTTGCTGTAGCCGTATGCCTTGAGGGCGCCGATCGCGACAAAGGCGGCCAGCACATAGCGCACCCAGCGGGCTCCCCAGAGCGCGGCGAGAAGCGCTTTCGCGGCGATCATGGTTTTGCCCTCATAAGTTTGTTGCGCTGAAGGAACTGCAAAACCTCAAGCCCCACGAGCACGACAAGGGCGGCGCCGAGCAGCAGAAGCGCGATGGTTACGGGATCACTCGGGAGGCCAGAGAACATGGATGCGCCGGCACCCGCGATCGACCCGCCGCCGAGCAGCTTTCCAAACCAGCGCTTGATGCCGTACCAGAGCGAATGCTCGACTAGCTCCTCATGCGCCTCTATGTGCTCCTCCTTAACGGAGGGCGGCTCGACGGCCTGCGGCATGGACGGCTCGGGCGAAACCTGGTCCGCCATGGGCTTCAGGAACAGCGATGCCTCACGGGCGCGTCGCGTAACGAGACCGGGAAGAACACGCCCGCCGCCCTTATTCCAGGCCGCAAAAGATCGCGCTGCGCCGGCATAGTCGCCCGCGTTCAGGAGCCGCAATAGAGAGGATTTCTGTAGCGCGCCGTCGCCGCAATTATAGGCGAAGCTCACCAGCGCATCGAATTGGTTCTGGTTGATCGATACCGTCACCATGCGGTTGACGGCCGCCTCGTGGGTGGCTAGCTCGCGCCGAAACATGGCCTCACCCTCGGCCTCGGTGCAGATCATGCCCTCGTGCACGCCCTTCGTGACGCCTGCATAGATCGTCCAAACGCCGGCTGGGCAGCGATATGCGATGTATCTGCCATCGCCCAGCGCGCGATGGCGGCCTTCGAAGCCGACGATCATCTTTATTCCGGCGTCTGAAAGTCTCATGACGGAGCCTTGACAAGTAATGTGTGGTTTGCTATGTTTCGCACATGCCAGCTAAACGCGATCCCGCCGCCCGTTTTCACGAGAAATACAAGGTCGTCCCAGAGACTGGATGCTGGGAGTGGACCGGATATCGCTATCACGGGTACGGCATCCTCTCGGTCGGGCGTCACCCGACCAAGGCCCACCGTTTCTCTTACGAGATCGCAATTGGGCCGATCCCAGACGATAAAATCGTCTGCCACTCCTGCGACAACCGGGCGTGCGTGAACCCGCGCCACCTGTTCGTGGGCACATACACCGACAACAACATTGATCGGCTTCGCAAGGGTGGCCATCACTACGCCAAGCGCACGGCCTGTCATCGCGGCCACGAATTCACGCCCGAGAACACGCAATGGCGCAAGCGCGGCGCCGCCACGACTCGCGTCTGCCTCCAATGCCGCCGCGATGACGGCCGCAGAAACGCCCGGAGTTGGCGAAGCAAGAACCGGGTGCGCCACAACGCCTACATTCGCGAGTGGGCCAGGAAGCGACGAGAGGCGGCCGTATAGGTTCATAGCTTGATGATCTTCGTGACGAGCCACGTGGGCGGCAGGTTGGAGTGAGCGCCACCCGAACCGGCGTTCTGGATGGAGATGCCTGTTGCGGCGGCATTGACTGTGATGGTCTGGGCAACGCTGGCGGCACCCGTGCCGGTCTGAAGCGGGCTGGCCGTCAAGTCCACGCCGGCATAGTTGCTGGAGGCGGTGTGCGCGTGCGTCGGGTCTGTGACGCCGTGCGAGTGGGTCGGCATTTCCGTGGTGGTCAGGGTGTGCGTCTCGGTGCCGCCCGATGCACCCAGCGTGGTTTCATCCGTTATGACCGTGCCGAGGCGCCCTGCGGCGCTGTTGCCCATGTCATCCACGCCGGCCGCAACGCGACCGCGGAAGTCAGGCAGGGGCAGCCGCTTGTGCGCCGCGAAGTCCGCAGCCGCATTGGCACCACGCGATGAGCCGGCACCTGCGCTGTCCTGAATGGCCAGGATGCTGTTGGAGTATTTCTCCCACAGCAGTGTGAACAGGTCTTCCGTGTCCGCATTGGCGCGCTCGGTGCCGCCAGACGTGCCATCGCCGATCGTGCGGCCGTTGGCGCGCACCCAGCCCGTAGGGGCCGTGTCACTCACGTAGTCGAGCAGGGTGCCGATTGGCATCAGCGGCGTGCCGTTCTGGCTCACGCGGCCAGTGACGCCTAGCCCCGTGGCGCTGATGTCGAGCACCTTGGCGCCGTTGACCGAGAAGCCGAAGTTGTTCGAACCGATGCGGTAGAGGCCGCCGCTCGGGTCAGCGCTGAACGTGATGCCCGGCAGCGCCTCCGTGCCGCTCGCGCCCTTCATCTGGCCGGTCATGGCGGCCTGGCCGTCTCGCGGGAGCGATCCGGTCAGCATGCTCGCCACGTCCGTGAAATTCGCGTTCATAGCCGAAGCACTGATGAGGGTGCTCGGGGTAAAACTGTTTGTGATCGAGGCTGTGCCAGACCCGTTGCGGGGCATTTGTTAATTTCCCGTGCTATAGTGCGCGTACGCACTGATTTGCCGGAGGATGACGGATGGACGCTCTATTTCAACTGTTGGCCTTGGCCGCGCTGGGGTTCGCGACCTGGGCGGCGCTGACCATCGTGTGCACGATGATCGGCACATGGATCGAGACGGATGGCCGGGCGCTAGGGTGCGCCTTGCGGGACCGATTGGTTCGCGCCCTGCAGTAGCGCGTTGATGACCGACCGCTCATTTCCGAGCGCATTGAGCGGTGCCGCGAGTGCTTGGTTCGCGAAGTACGCCTGAATGATCGGGTTCGACACGATCCGACTTTGCAGGGCCGGACCAGCGATACCGCCTGCCATGGCTGCGCTCAGGGACATTGCAGGATCACCGCCGCCCATGTGGGAAAGCATGCCCGTTGCCAGTGCGGCAGGCATGTTTTGCATGGTAAGGCGCGCGGGGGTGCCCGAGTTGGGTAAGTCCTTCATGACCGCATCGCCCGCGCGGGCTAGATCGTCGTAGCGGCCCTCACCCTCGACAAAGCCAGTCTTGTTGGCGTGGCGGTCGGCCATGCCAAGGCGTGTTGGGGTTATGCTCCCGAGCGACGCGGCTTCGGTTCCGGTCGCCATGGCATCACGCACCTCGGCCAAATGGCCCCACTGCTGCCGAGCCTGTCTCCATGCTGTGGCATCGGCGGTGGACAGGCCGCTCTCCATGGCATCGTCCATCGCGTCGCGGAGGCCGGACAGGAAACGCCGCTCGGCCGCATCTGTCGCGTTCTGTGACATGGTGCCAAGCCGCGAGCGCCACGTCTGGTATGAAGGGCCGGCAATGCGGCCTGCGGTGATGGCGTTGTTGACCTCATCTACTAGCTCGGTTGCATCGAGCTTTCGCATCGAGGGAACAACCGTGTTGTTGTACTCGGCCTCCAGGCGCAGGGTGTTGTTCTGTAGTGCGCGGGCGCGGGCGCGGCCGGCATGTCCGCCAGCGCCAGCGCCGCGGCCACTGAACACGATGTCGTTGCCATGGGTCAGGCGATCGAACTCGGCGCCGATACGGTCGCGGGCGCCACGGAGCACATCCGGCGTTGCCACGTCGGCAACCTCACCCATGCGCCGATTGGCCGCCGCAGTGAATTGGCCTTTCTGGCGCTCAAGAATGTCGCTGATACCGGTGCCCCCGAACGGGGTTTCCGTAGCGACGCTCTCGGCGTAGCGGAGGTTGCGGTTGCCGGTGGCTTGGCCCGCGGTGAGGTCTACACCCTCGTTGCGCAGCAGGTTAGCTTGCGCGTTGCGCTCGGCGCTGGCCGGGAATGGCGTAACGGCCCGCATCGCCATTCGAGGAACCATACCACCCACGAGCGCGCCAGCGATACGGGCGGGCGCCTCCCACTTGGTCCCCTCGGTGGCCTGCCCGGCAGCCTCGCTCGTGATGGCGGGCGCAACAACCTGATTAATTCCCCTTTGCACCCAATTGCCAGGACCCATCATGAGGCCGGGGGCAAACTCGCCAGTGGTCTCAGCGTAGCGACCCATGCGTGTCTGGGGCTTGTGGAACTCTCCGGTGTATTCCTCCACCTTCTTTTGGGCGTCATGCACTGTCGGGAGGCTCTTGGGAGACGCAAACCATTGCAGGAGGGGTGAGCCCTCCAGAGATTTGTGTGCCGCGTCCTCTTGCGCCCTAATGCTCTTGGCCGTTTCCGGGGCAATGTAGTCCAGACCGGCGTGCGCAAGGGCACGCATGTTTCCGGGTAGCGTCGCGAGCCCAAGCCCGCCCTTGACTATGCCTGTGCCTAGTGATTTTGCAACGTCAGCGGCGGTGGATGTCTTCTGGCCGTATTCCCGCTTCATCACACCAACGATCGTCTCGTCAGGTGTGCCGTCCGGGAATTCGACAATCTCGCCGTTGGGCGCTTCGATGCGGGCGGCCATTATTCGAGGCGCCCCGTTGCTGGGTTATACCGACGAACGGCGCCCGCCTTGGGCGGCTCAGCGCCCTCGGGCTTGGTCGTGGAACTGGTTGCGCCGGTTGCGCTCGGCGCATGCCCACGCGTTTTGCGGAAGGCCTCGTAGGGATCGGGCAGCGCACGGATACGCTTGTCGGCCTCACGCTGTGTGATCTCACCGGCCATGGCCATCGAGGCAATCTCCGCGGCCTGGATTTTGCTGTCATTAAGGGCGGCAAACGTGTTCTGGACGATCTGCTTGCCTTCCGGCGTCTGGCCGAGGCTAGGCAGGGAGTTGAGAAACTGGCGAGCGTCGAAGTCTGACGTGGCGCCGGAGCCAGGCGCGCGCATGCGCGGGGCCAGCTTCGAAATTAGGCTGTTGTAAGCCTGAAGGTCGCCAAGCCCATCGATCTTGATACCGAATGCCTCAGCCCACGGACCCAGCGCCGCCGTGATCTCCGCCGTCTTGCCGTCCGTCTTAATGCGGCCTGCGATGTCCGCAAGCGTCTGCATGTCCGCGCTCATAAAGCGAGCGTCCTGGCCTTCCTCAATCAGCGTGTTGAACCGCTTGGCGGACAGCTTCCCAACTTCCTTGTTGAACTCGGCCTCGCTCTTTTGGTCGATGTTGACCGTGGTCGCGCCCGCGCGCTTGAGCCCAGCCTTCCAATCCGTGAAGCTCTGTTTCTCGCCCTGCTTCACAGCAAGGTTGTATTCGCGCATCTCATCGGTGGGCGCATCGGCCTTGCCGACAAGCTGCGTGTATAGTTGCATGCCATACTGCCGCGTGCGCGGGTTGGCGATGAGCTGCTTGATGTAGCCCGCCGTTGCAGGGTCGATTGCCGCGCCGGATTGAGCCGCTGGCTGCGTTTTGACGCTCGCCGTCTCTATGGGCGCCTGAGTGGTGCCCGGCGCCTCTACGCCCGGAATTAGCGGCTCTGCGCCCTGACCCGCGTTGTCAGGACCACCCAGCATGGCCGGACCCTGCTGGCCGAACGCGCGTGACTGCGCCACCTGCCACTGATCATCGCTCATCGGAAATGGGCGGCCGGCCTCGTGGGCGGCCATGGACTTGACTAGCGCCAAGCCCTGCGGCCCGCGCAACAGATCATTGGTCAGCATGGCATCCGGAGCGATGCCCGTTTCGCGTGAAACGCGCTGGATATAGGCCGGTGCGCTGTTGCCGCCAGACCATTTGGCGATTGCCGCAGACAGGGGCATGCCAGCGTACTTGCGCGCCAGCAGATCGAATTGCGCAGCCGCGCCGCTCTCCGCGTCTGGGAAGCCAGCGATCTTGTGGCCGCCGCCGATAACGCCAGTGGCGTTGGAGCCGAAGCGCTGGGCGCTCGGGCCGGGATACTGCGCACCCGGATTGTTGTACCTAACAGAAGCGGGCTGGGGTCCGTCGATGTTGGACATCCGAGCAGACCCGATCGTCGGCGTAGGCGTTGGGCCACCACCCAGACCGGGCATGCTCAGGAGCGCATCCGACGTGCGCTGCTCGTCGGCGCGCTCGACACCCTCGGCGTTGCCCATGATGGTGCCGCCAACGAGCGCCTGGATGATGCGCGATGGGACTTCCGCCCAATGCTTGGTCGGAGAACTGTCCATGCCCGACTTGAGCAGGCTGCCGGCGTAGGCGCGGCGCGCGTCGAGCGCCTTCGGGCTGGTGAACGCGTAGGTGCCGCTGTCAGCCATTATGCGGTCCTCCGTAGGCCCCCGGAGGCCCACCCTCCGGCCGCCGCCCCGCCCGCTCCCGCGATAGCCCCGAGCATGGCGTTCTGCCTATCCGCCTTCAGCTGCGCTTGCTGCAACTGCGCCTGATAGTTGCTGTTCACGAGGCCGGTATAATCGACCGGAGCCACGCCGGGCGACGGCGTGGTCGTGAAGTTCGGATTGGTGGGGGTGGAGTTGCCGAGCAGCGCGTTCAGCTCAATCAACGGCTGGTTGCGCTCGGTCATCTGCTCGTTGATGGACTGGTTGCGGCCCGTGAGCAGGAGTTGGTTGTAGGCGTCGTTTTCCTGACGCCCAAGCTCATCGCGCTTGGCGGCATAGGCATTGCTGCCGGGCCGAATACCGCGGTCAAGAAGCTGCTGCTCCAGGGCCGCCGACTTGTCGGCGAGCATCGGGTCGAGCCGCTTGCGGCCCAACTCCATCAGGCGAGCCTCGGTCGCCTCGTTGCCAAGCGTCAGAGGCGAGGAAAGCGTGCTGTCCACGCGGTCGAGCTGCGCGCCGGCAATCGAGCCCATCTTCTGCTGGGTCTGATTGTACTGGTCGTAAAGCGCCTGCTCGCCGGGCGAGAACGATGTCTCCGCCTGATACCGAGGGGTCCCGTCTTGAAAAGTTCCAATCTGCGAATATTTGAGGTTGCCATATGGCGTGATTTGGTCTACCTGTCCTAGCTGCGATTGCGTAATCGCAGTTTGGCGGTTCATCGCCTGTTGCGCGTCTGCTGTGGCCTTAGGGTCTGGCGGCGCGGGCGTTTTGGGCGAATTCAATGGCAACCTCCCATGGGAGAACAAGGTGGATAAGTCACTGCTGACATGGCAAGCGATTGCCTACTTCTGGTCCAAGGTGGACGTATTGGCTGCGCGCGACACGCGCTGCTGGAATTATCGCGGCGGGAAGAACAGCCGCGGCTACGGCAAGCACTCTCTGCCCTCGGAGAATGGCCCGGCTACTGAGGGGGCGCACCGAATAGCGTTCGCCATTGCGGCTGGCATCTCGATGACCAGCGAGGACTACATCTGCCACCACTGCGACAACCCTTCGTGCTGCAACCCCGCCCACCTTTTCAAGGGCACCGCGCTGGAGAACAACCGGGATGCATACGCCAAGGGGCGAAACCTAATCCCGAGCCAACGGCCCGGTTTCATTCCCGTACACGTGCGAAACCCTCACCACTACGCACACCGCGGCGCCGACTCGCCTAGCGCGAAGCTGACAGAGGATCAGGCATGGTCCCTTCTGCACGAGAGGGCCAACGGGGCTTCAGTTCCTGATCTCGCTGCCAAATACGGCATGAGCAAAGAGGGCGTTGGTGGCATCTGTGCAGGCAGAAAGTGGCGCCACCTGTTTGAACAGCTCCCCGCAGAAGTCAGGGAAGCCATTCGCGACACCCGGAACCAGCACAAGACCTACAAAAAGCTCAGCCCCGACACCCTGGCTGACATCCGCGCCCGCTTAGCGGCCGGCGTAAGTGTTCGGGCATTAGCCGAACGCCACAAGGTCTCAAAGGCGCTTATCTACCAAATCAGAAGCGGGCGAGCGCACGCCTAGCCATTTGCAGTTTGTGCGTTTTAGGCCGTACAAAAAGCAATCGTTGGCTTTTGATCGCCCCCAATAGCCCGGTCGGATGCCCTCTGGCTTGAAGCCAAGGCGCAGAAGAAGTTCACGCACGGCGTGGTTGCCGCGCCTGGTGCGCGCCGAGAGGCGCCAGCAGCCAAGCTGGACGAACGCATACCGGAACATGGTGGTTACGCTCTCGCGGGTCACAGCACCGGGACCGTAGGCCGTGACCTCGATATTCGAGCCGTTGTAGTCGTTGAACAGCAGGCCGCCGATCAGCCGGCCCTCCTTGTCTGCTACGCCGAGCGCCGTGTAGGGCGGCGTAAACACGGTATCGAGCCGGCCGCCCATCCACTCTGCCACGGCCGCGTCATGGCCGTAGACGATCATCCGACCAGCCCGCCGCCCTCGTAGATGATATCGAAGGCGTTGATGTTGAACGTTGGTATGGGCTGCTCCGCGTCATCCTCGCCCAGCGACGCGATCTGCGAGCGCATGCGGATCGACGCGCAGTAGCCGTAACCGGACACACCCTGCCATGATGTCTGCGTGCGTCGCTCGACAGGCCACAGGGCCTCATCCCACAACGCCTCATCCCAGCGCGCCTGCGGCAGGATGGCGGACGATGGCGTAGACAGCTGGGCATCGTCCCTGAAATCCACGTTCACACCCAGGCTGGGGCTGACCGTGCCATCCGTGGTCAGGATGGGGCGAACCAGCTTGAAGTGCTTCTGCCTGCCCTTCTCGCCGAAGTAATTGAACGCACATTGGATGTCGATCGATATGGCGGATGTGCCGTCCGCGCCGCTCCTGTCGGCCTCGTACAGCTTGCCGTCATTGCCGCCGAAGAACAGGCGATCCTCAAAGACCTCGAAGCAATTGGCATTCCAGCCAGTGAACTTGCACCAAGCGCCCGTGACGGTGTTCATCACGTATTGGACCTGTTGGCCGCTCTCCGTGATTGGCACGTTCAAGATGCCCATCGTGGCTCGCGGGTAGGCGGTGAGCTGCCAGCCGAAGTTGTCTTTCCAATCCCGCGCGCTCTGCACCATAACGGGTTGTATCTTCTTGGTGAGCGCAATGACATCGGTCGCGGCCTGGTCTGTCACCATCGCCTTGGACAGAGGAACCACGCCCGCGATCGTGACAATCGCTATATCGCCACCCACATTGAGCAGACAGCGACGGCCAATCGGCGGCGCCAGATTGTAGACGCCATTGAGGGCCATATCCGCATCAACGCCGTCCGGGTTGGAGCCCGAATAGACAGCAACCTGTCCGCGACTGCTCACGAGCACCAGCCGATCGTCTGGCCCTGCCCCGCCATCAATCGTCCACGTGCCAACGGCCATCAGATGGCCGCCCTTGCTGAACACGCCCGTCAGCGGGAAATACGCTCCAGCGCCCTGGATACTATCTGCGTCAAGGTAGCCGCTGTCGATGCTGTCGATGAACGCGAACCACAGCCGGTTCTTGTAGACCGTGACGCCGATGATATCCTCGGCTGTGATCGTGGTGATAACCGCGGACGCCCAGGTCGAGCCGTTGAACACGATCGGATCGTCTGCACCGTTGCAGGCCCACAGGAACTCGCCCCCTGACGTGGCGAAATTCACGTGCTGCCAGCGGGCATTGGACAGGTTGTCCAAATCCTCGGTAGCCGGGTCGCCCTCAACGGTCATGTCGAAGATGTATTCGCCCGTGGCGCCGAACATCTTGTTGCCGGCCGAGCCGTGGTAGGCCATCACGCTTTCGATGGGCGTCAACTCGCCCGTATCGCTGTACTCTCGGTTGCCGCCGCGGAGCTTGCCGTAGCCCTGGTCGGGGAAGATGTTTTCCAGGGCTACGGCATACTCCGGTTTCATGGAAGCCAGCGGGTCAACCGCGTTCCACCCGCCCACCGGGAAGGTAACCGACTTGCCAATACTGACCCGCTGGCGTCCGCGGTTTGGGCGCAGCGCGCGGCGCATCAGCTATCAACCACCAGATCGACATTCGGGTAGGTCGGCACGTCCGCCCCACCGCCGCGGCCGGTCATCATCACGTGCGTCCCGCCATCGCGGGACGTGGCGCGCTCCAGCTCGCGTTCGAAATCAGACATATCCTCGGCGTAGTCCAGGCCGATCGAATGCTTCCAGCGCCAGATCATGTCGAGGATGAACAGCTTGTCGGAGAACCGCGGAACGTCGGTGTCCGCCTCAAAGCTCGCCTGCGCCGTGCCGCCGCTCGATGCCGCCCAATTCTTGGAGATGTAGGGCATGTCGAGGGTTAGGCCAGCCTCGGGCGCCGGGTACATGCGGATTGCATTGCCCACGAGACGCCAATAGCCGGCGACGTTGCCCGTGGTGACAGAGTTGCGCAACCGCTGCCACGAGTTGCTGGATAGCGGCCCGATCCAACGCCGGCTGTTGCCGCGGTCCCAAAGGTCCGCGTTGTAGATCAGGCGGTCAAAGTCGGCCTGATCGGGCGGGGCGTCGGTCTGCAGCTCGGCCGCGATAGATGTCCAAGTGTGCAAATCAACCAGGATTTGCCAATCGTGGCGGCTGGAGATCGTCTCGCCGGCCTTCTGTGCGAAGCGGAGGAGCTTGCGCACGTTCGGGTCGGTCACGTTGTCGATAACTGAGGCGGGCTGATCTAGCCCGACCTCATCGCAAACGTCCGTGACGATCTCCAGAAGGGTCTTCATGCCCACCATTCCGTAACGGCCATGACGATCGCCATAGATAGCCAGCCAACCGACAGGGTGGACACGGCTTGGTGATATGGCTCAAAGGCCGCGCAACCGGCCGCGGCAACGGCGCACATTAAATTCAGAAACACTT